GCACCATCTACTACAACTGCTACTGCTGATTCAAATCCAGAACGATAAAATGCACAAGCAGCATGAAGTTTATGATGAGTTCTACTAAGGTCTATAACTTGAGGATGTTCATAACTATTTGATTTACGATCAATTAAACCTAACTTCCTAGCAAATCCAGTATAGATATCCTCACCAGAGAAATCTATCTTACCAGCATCACTTAGAGGTTGAGTGTGAGCAATCACAAGATAATCAACATGGTCAGTATAATCTAAAATTTTAACCATTGATGCCAATGGTCCACCATCATACTTATTCCTAGTAAATCTCTCTTCCTCAGTAGAAAATACTATCTCACCATCTTTAAGTAAACATACACCAGAGTTATGCCCTCTAGCAAGAGCTGCAATCCATTGAGTCATTATAACCTCACTTAAGATTCTTTAAAATGTCCTTTACCTGTCCCTCTACATTTGATTTTGGTGCTGCATTCTTTACATCTGCCATGAATCCTTTAGTAGATGATGGTTTCAACTGTGGTTTTGCAGTATTCTTTGGAACACCGTAAGTTGGAGAAGCATTTAAATTCATGTTTGCTTTTGGAGCACAACAATCCTTTTGTTGTGGTTGTGTCTGCTTCTTGTAATTAGTATAAGCAGTAGACTTACCCATTCTCTTACGAACAGAAGTTAGTATAGATCTAATCTGATCTTTGTCAAGTTCCATTGCTTGATCATTATAACGATCAACTCTCTCATCAGTTGTAAGTCTGATAGGTGAATACTCTCTTCTACCTTCTCCAACATCAATAATATCAAAGTCTTTACAGTCAGGATAAGATATATTAATTGGATAGGTTGATCCAGTTACAACTGTAGCAGTCTTACCAAATGCCCTAGCAAGATGTTGACCCATGCTATCACATCCTAAGAAGTGATCAGCAGCCATTATAATACCACCCCATGTTCTCATGTCTGAGATTTGAGGTCTTGCTACTTTAATCTTTGCCTTCTCTTCATTCTCTTCAACAGGAAAATGAATCTCACTCATTATAATGACACCATAATCCTTTTTAAGTTCATTAATAATTTCAACAATAGCATTCAAAGGAAAACTACGTGATGTAATATCAGCAATAAAATCATCACCAACCTGCTCAACTGATCTACCGAAGGGTTGAATAACAATTACTTTATCTTTACCTGTACCCTGCTTTACTTCTTCTACTGCTTGGAACCCTTGGATTGCTTCCATCTTTGCCAGTTCAATTGTAGGAACTGGAAGTTCTCTTGGTTCATCTAACTCATTAATTTGAATATCATATGCCTGTGCAAGACTACACTTCTGATTATAATATTCCCAGACTCTATATGGTTCTGTGGATACTATGTCACGGTTTATTAATTCCTTTTGAAATAATCCTTTATGCCAGTTATCATATACTTTACCATCTAATGTTGGGTGACCTTTAAAAAAGTCAGTGCCTCCTTCACAAACAATGATAAAATCATCATGTGTTTCTGCATACTTTTCAAACGCAGGTATGGAGCAAATCACTCTGCCAGCTCCACCATTAACAAAAAACGCCTTCGATCTCATCGCATATACTCCAAAGAATAATAATCTCTGCTCTATTTATCCCCTTATTATAGGGCATTAAGTCAACTAAAGCAAGGGAATCTGCCCATATTGCTTAGTTGCATTGGTAGAATTAAGTTCACTTCCAGGTATAGCATCATACCCAATAGTAAGTCTCTTACCAGAGTAGTGTGAATTATTTACTACCCTATGACGAACATTACCTCTACCGAAATATATATTACCAGTCTCATTCTTTATCTCCCAATCCTCAAATTCAGTTGTAGTATCCTGTGGTTCTAATGCAACATACCCATGCCAAGGTGAGGAATGATTGTGCCAATCTAAAACCTGATCATGGTCATGATAATTTAACCATGCTTGAAACCATATAACATCTTCATCAGGAAGATTCTCTCTAATTATACCAGTTAACTTCTTATAAATCTCTAGAAAATGAGAAGATGGACTGGTAACACTGAAGAAGTTATACAAGTAATAACTCCATGTAGTGTCTCCAAATCCATCTTCCATCAGAGCACGGTGACAATCAGATGCCACCTTTATAATCTCTGGTTGATTTTCTTTTATGTAGTCAAATTTATATACCTTATAGGTCATAACAAAATTAAGTTTTAAAAATCAATTAGTTGATAAAGCTACCACCATTAGTTGGAGATACTTCATCATCAGGTGAGTTAGGCATCATATAAAATGCTGCGTTAGGTGTAACACTTCCTGCTGCCATTGTAGCAGGGAAATTTCTCAATTTCTCACGATACTCCTTCCACTTAGCTTTAAGATCTGCTGGCATATCCTCTGTAACCTTACCATCAGTTGCTTGAAGAGCATTGTTTCTATGCTTCCTAATATCATCCCAAGTAAGATCAGCTTCTCTATCAAGTAGTTTACCTACTGGAGTATAAGGTTGAACAGTAATGTTACCACTTACAACTTTAACACTATCACTATCATAGATGTCACCTGGCATTATAGGTGTACCATATGAGAACTGTGGATATCCAGATATTGCAGGAGTTCCTGAGAAGATAACGCTATCAGTATACTCTTCTTCCTTCTCGTCAATAGGCATTCCTCTCAACTGACATATAAGTGGGTTAGTTGCACAATCAACTTCCTTCCACTCAACTACGTCTGCTGGCATTGGACGACCATCTAATATGTCATCTTCACATAGAGGTCCAGCTTTTTCTGTTCCGTCTGCACCGATTTGTAACCAAATCTTATCTGGTCCATCGTATGTTGCTTTGCGTGTTTTACCATCGGTAAAAGCATGGTCTACCAAGAATTCATTTGGTAGAGGTAGGTCGTATTCGACACTTATGTTAGTAGCCATAATTCCTTTCGGTTATTTTGTCCTGGATAACACCATCGGTATTATTTATAAAATAAAACATTAAAAAAGGAGGGTAGTAACCCTCCTTTAAATATAAAACTAAATTTATTATATCAAACGTATGTAATCTTGACAAGTCCTGGTCCACCAGTACCACCCTGACCACAACAACGGTCACAATAGTTGGTCATCGCATTCTGTCCACCATGTCCGTAAGGAACAGTCCAGCAACCACAACGCATCCAGCAGAAGTTATTCTGTTGGAACACATTGGTTCCAATAAATGGAGCAGCAGTAGGAATACTATATCTACCGTGGCAATGACAGAACCAACCTTTAGGGTTCCAGAATCCACCAGGCATATTACCCATTCCAAAGTCTCCACCATTTTGTCCTGGAGATCTGCAGCAAGCATTATCAGAGAAGCAACCGTATGACCAGTCACCTACAGCACATCCTCCTCTACCACCAATAGCACAGAAGTTACTTAAGTTATATCCATTTACATATGACATACATCCACAACACCCTTGACACTCTCTTGAGTAACAACGGTATACACCAGCAGCACATACAGTATATTGACATCCTGCAACAGTATCAATAGTTTTTGTATTATAATATCCACCTTGAGCACCAACATAAGTCTGACAACGGTTACAAGAGCAAGCACCTGTACCATTACCTCCAGCACCCCACATTTCAAAAGTAATTCTTCTTACTCCTGTAGGTACTGTCCAAAGACAGCAGCAACCTGTAGTACATGGAACTGGATTACCATAAACCCATTTAACATTCCACGTATCCAATCCAGTGGCAGCTAGTTTTGCGGGAGTAACACTACCAGGAGGTAATGTAGCTCCACTAACCTTTTTATAACTTGAATACTGTGCCATTTTTTAATCCTTAGAAGTATGTAATCTTGACGAGTCCACCGCCACCAGTACCACCCTGACCACAACAGCGTTCGCAGTAAGTAGTCATAGCACCCTGTCCACCATTACCATATGGAACTGTCCAGCAACCGCAACGCATCCAACATCCTCTCATAGATTGTTGGTTTACTGTTCCGATCAATGCTGCACCACCAGTATAACCTGATCTGTTATAGCAATGACAGAATCCTCTATCATAAACAAATTCAGCAGCGTCCCAATGAGGAGTATGAGTTCCTTGCATCCAGTCACCACCGTTGTTGCCTGGATTCATGCAGCAACACCATTGTGAGAAACAACTAGTGTTCCATGATGTTTGTGATTCTCCCCTTCTTCCACCAATAGCACAGAAGTTAGAAAGATTATACCCATTTACATAAGAAGCACATCCTCTACATCCATTACATTCTCTACTTAAGCAACGATAAACACCTGCAGCACAGACTGAATATGTACATCCACCTGCCGTATCAATAGTTTTTGTATTATAAAATCCACCAGATGAACCCATGTAATGATGACACCTGTTACAAGAACAAGCACCGTGTCCATTACCACCTGCACCCCAAATCTGAAGGTGAAGTTTCTTTACTCCACTTGGTACTGTCCAAAGACAGCAACAACCAGGCGTACACTGACCAGGAGATCCGTAAAACCACTTAACCCCATAGGTAGTATTAAGAGGAGCCGCTAAATCTGCTCCATCTACTGAACCATCTGCTAGTTCTTCACCCGTTAATTTTTTATAGCTTGCATAAGTTGCCATTGGTTCCTACTTCCTTATGTGTATGTAATTTTGACGACTCCACCACCGCCTGTTCCACCTTGACCACAACAGCGTTCGCAATATGTAGTCATGGAACCCTGTCCACCTTGTCCGTAAGGTGAATACCAGCATCCACAACGTACCCAACAGTTAACAACTTGTTGTGAAGATCCTGATCCACCAGCAAGGAACGGAGCATTAGTTGTACAACTATTAACCCAGTTACAGTGACAGAATATAGATCCACCCCAGTGTCCTCTGTGGTTACCCATTCCAAAGTCACCATTATTAGATGTTGGACCTATGCAGCACTCCCATTCAGAATAACATCCAGTTTCCCAGGATGTATTTGATCTTCCACGAGCACCACCAATAGCACAGAAGTTACTTAAGTTGTAACCATTAACATAAGAAGCACATCCATTTTCTCCAGTACATTCTCTACTTAAGCAGCGGTATACACCAGCAGCACATATAGAGTAAGCACATCCTGCAGTTGTACTAATAGTTTTACTATTGTAAAAACCACCGCCAGCACCTTGATAGTGATGACATCTGTTACAGGAACATGATCCATGTCCATTACCCCCTGAACCCCAAAGTTCAAAGGTTACTCTTTTTACTCCGTCAGGTACTGTCCATAAACAACAACAACCAGACGTACAGTGACATTGCTGACCGAATACATGGAAGACGTTGTAGGCATAACCAGTACCAGCACCCAAAGCAGAGCTAGGAACAGATCCATCTACGATCTGCCCACTAATTACTTTTTTGTAACTTCCGTAAGTTGCCATTTGATTGCCGAATCCTTATTATTTATTAAATCATCATATAAAGTAAGGGGGAATTCATATCCCCCTTGTTCTTGCCTATTAAACTGTGAATACTCTCCAACCTGAAGTGTTATCGTAGAATACAAGATCGAATGCAGCACCCTCAGTGGTTACAGTCATGTCTGCGGCATCACCCATAATTGGTTTACCGTTTCTACCAATCGTTAGGTTGTTAGTATCGAATGTATTGTCACAATCGAAGAACCTAATTGTATCACCCTTGTTAGGAGATCCAGGTAGAGTAACTGTGAATCCACCACCGTTTGTCTTACACCAGCAACACTGGAATGCAGCAGCAGTATAAGTGGTGTTTACATCAACGTTCTGTAGACCTCCTAGTGGAACCCAAGCAGAACCGTTATAAGATTCAAAGGCAGCAATCGTTGTGTTGTAACGTAGACCACCAAGAATTGGAACTGCTGGACGCTGACCTGTAGTACCCTTAGGAGGAACCATCTGATCAGTACCCATGTTTCCACGAGTTATGTAACCAACAACTGCGAATTCAGTTGGAGTTGCATTGTTGGAGTTACCACTCATAGTCTCATCAGATGAGAACTCGGAGATCGCTTCACCAATTTGTCCACCCAATGAACCCAGTCTTAGTTCTGTCAAACCAGATAGGTTGAATGCGGAAGC